CGCTCCAATACTGCCCAGTGCCCGCGATGGCGGTATTCGTAAGGTCGTAGAGCGAGAGATGAGTAGGGTCCACGTAATGACACTCGTGGATTCCATTTGCAGGGCTCACGCCCGTTCCCGCCGAAATAGTCCACACGCCGCAATAACATGTCGCGGAGGTACCACAGGCAGAACTGAAATTGTGGGGGGAGTTCGTAGAAATCGCGATTGGGGTTGCGTTCGTGGCCCCGTTGACGATGACCGACGCCGGGCCGCTGGAACGCAGGTAGACCGTAGCCTGAGACCACAAAGGAAGAGCCAGCGATAATAGAAGAAGGAATTGTTTCATATCGATAGACCAACGCTACCGTCAGTTTCAGGCGTTGCCCGGATCGGCCTCGTAAAAGGCGTCGAGCACGGTGAATTGCGTCTGGTCGTTCATGGTGAAGGTGTAGGTGCGGGTGCGCGACTCGCCTTGTCTGCGCCACACAAACCGGCACTGCCATTGATCGGCTTGCCCGGGCGACACGGTGCGCGTCTGCGGATTCACGAAGGTGTGGCCCCCGTCCTTGGAATAACTCACCGCCGGGGAAACCGGCGGCGGAACGGGCGGCGTACCGGTCCCCGGCCCTAAGTCGATGAGCGCCTCGAAGCGGTCGAAAGAAGTGTAGAGATTATCCTGTCCGCCCACGTGCGGCGCGGTGCGCACGCGCGCGATGGGCGTCCCGGCATCGTTGACCATGGTGGGGTCGGTGGTATAAATCTTGCCATAGCCGGGTTGCCCCGGCGACGTCTGCCAGTCTCCCACATAGGATTGCGGGGGCTGGATCGCCGGGGTCTTGCCGGCGGTGACAAGCTGCACTGAGGCGTGGTAGCTCGCGCGGTGCCGGTCCTGGTTCCCGGTAGTCGCGTTATAAGAACTGCGCCGGTGCCAGCAGGGAATGCCCAGTTGCGCCGATGCCGTGCGGTCGTAGCACCAGGTGGCGTTGGCCGTGGGAAACGAGATAATCAGCATCTCGTGGCCGTCCTCGATTTTGGCGTAGGCTACGGCGTCGTAAACCACCGCGTACCGCGCCCAGGCCTGCTCGATAGCATGCGTGGAAATGCGCACATCGCTCGATCCCTCGGCATAAAAGACGAACGGGCCGCCGCGCTCCTGATCTCCACCGATCCAGGCGATCCCGTTGCCGAAGCGTACCGCGGACCAGGGCGCCCGGCACCCCCAATGGATGGTTTGCGAAGCATTCCGCTGGAACGGGAACAGCGCCGCGCCGGTATCCAGCCAAACTTCGAGCGAGCATTCGTCGCCGCCGATGATGAGCTGCTGGTGATCGGCCTTGATAAACGCGATATTGTCGGGATAGCCTTCTTTTTGCGCCGTGTCGGCCGCGTCCCAGGTGGTCCCATCTCCGTTGGCGGAGATATAGAAATTCTTGCTCGCCGGCTGTGCCACCACGAAATACGTGTCGATGTAGGTGCCCGTGAAGGCCGAGATGGGAACGTTGGCGCCGTAGGGATATGGACCACCCGAGATGGCCCGGCTGCTGATCGTTAAACTCTTTCGGTCCACCGCGACGGCCGTGACTGAGTAGTTGGTCCCATTGATGTTGATGGCCGCTTCGGCAAGATTCGCGGGGAAGGGGTCCCCGGTGAGAAGCGTGACGACGGAGAGCGGGGGCGGTCCCGAGGCCTCGACCCGCACAGTGCCGTTGCAAGCGTAGCCCAGCCATGAAACGCCGCTCTGCACTCCGGCGCTCGTGTAAAGGGTGATATCGGTTGCGTCGGTGACGGCCTGAATCTGATACGTCACGCCGTTGATTTGAATTAGTTGGTCCGGCTCTAAATTAAAGAACTGGCTGCCGCTGTCCCAGCTCACGGCGGTGCCGGCCGTATCCACAGTCCCGGAACCCGCGTTGAAGTAGATCAGGACCGGCCCCAGGCCGCTGTCGCAGTATACGTTGCCCGCCGAAACGATCAATACCTGAAGGCCGTTGGCCAGGATGGTCGCCGGATTGCCGTCGTTCCCCACGGTGGTGGCTCCGGCTTTGGCGGAATTGTTGCTGTAAGTTCCATCGGAGAACACTTCCACGAAAGAACTTCCCGCGACCGCAAACAGCCGGTATTCGCCCGCCCACATGCCGCGAATCGGACCCAGCGCGCTGAGATCGCAAAAGACCGTCAATCCCGGCGTCCGCTTCATGACGATAGGCGAACGTCCGGACTTGGTTTCGTCCACCTCCAAATACCAGTTCACGAGATCCTGGCAGTCGGCCGAGACGGAAGCGAGAGTATAGGCGGGACCGATGAGGGGGAAGCGTGCCATGGGAATTTACTTAAGCGGCGCGATTCGGCTGCGGCTGCGCCGGTTGTGGCATCGCCGCCAGCTCCTCGGCCAGTCCGGCGATGGGAGGCGCGTTCACCCCGCTGATGGCTGCTTTCGCCTGCATGGCATCGCGCATCAAGTCCTGAGTCACCGGCCTGCCGAACATGGGCGCCAGCAGCACGGCCAGATTCTTGACGATGGCCAGTTCGTAGCCCGGCGGCAGATCGAAGGTCGCGGCCAGAGAGGCGAACTGCGCCAGTTGCGTCCACACGAACAGCTCCACCGTGGCCGCCGCATTGGGAACCGGCCAGAACCACAGAACGCCCAGCGGGTAGGCCGCCTGATACCAGAGTTTCAACGGCAGCGCGGCCAACCGGGAGCGGCCCGGTTTGGCGCTGAATCCAGCCTCGTCCACCAGTTCGAGGCGCGACACGAAGCGGCCGGCAGCCGTGATGATATTCGCGTTGCGGATGGCGATGGGCCGCGTGGTATTGAAAACGCCACCGTTCCCGATGGTGTAACTTTGCTCGCTGGGGGTGAGCAGGTTGGTAAACTGCGTCACGGCGTAGACCAGCAACCGGTCGGTGCTCCAACTCGGAACCAGGCGGTTGAGCGCGTTGAATCCGTCGTTGAGTTGATCGGTGGAGGGCGCCTGGCCCGGCCAGATCAACACCAGCTCGCGGAAGGCTGCCGTAACAATATCCTGGGTTTGCATGGTCGTCACCTGGTCATGGCATTGCCGGCATCGGGCGGAATGGGAACAGCGGTACCGGAGGCCTGGACTACTTCCGCGTTGCCCGGTCCCGGGGGTGCGTTGTTGGCGCGGATCGAGGCCTTCGCCGCGGCGGCTTTATTCAACAGGCTCTGCGTCACCGGACGGCCGAACATTTCGGCAATCGAGATCGCCAGGTTCCATTCGAGGGCTTCGGCGTATCCCGGTGGCATGTCGAAGGTGGTCGTCAGCCCCCCGGGAGGTTCGCCGAATTGTCCGAGTTGCTCCCAGGTGAAGAGTTCCAGCATGCCGTTCGAAGCCGGCCAGGGGTTGAGATACAGCGATCCGTTGGGATAGTTCCCGTCGTAGTACAGCCCCTCGGGAGGATCGCCGACGACGCTCTTTTCGATAATCCTGGCCCACTGCGCGACGGTGAGAATCTCCAGCGCAAAGGTGAATCCGGAACTGATGATATTGGCGGCGCGAATGGATACCGGGCGAGGGGCTACGAAGTCGGCGCCCGCGCCCTGCCCGATGGCGTATGGCGCGTATGGCGATGCGCGGCTCCCGGTCACGGCGTAGACGGCTTCCTGGACGCAGAAGATATTCAGGTACTCCGTGTCCCACAGAGAGATCAACTGATTGAGCTTGGTGAGACAGTCCGCGGACTCCGCCGGCTCCAATGAGTCGCCGGCCGCGAGGACGCGGGCGTCGAAGGCCGCTAGGTTAATGAGATCTTGGGCTTGCATGGGAAGGCTCTGCTAAAACGGGGGGGGAATCGGCGTAGAATGGGAATCAGCCGGGCTATCGATCCGGCAGGAGAAAACCTTTGACTAACGTTCAGCTTTACCTGGCGGTAGGCATATGACCATCGACGAACGTCTGGAAGCTCTTACCACGCACCTGGAAATCCTGAGCGGCATGCACCAGGACCTCGAGAAGAAACATGAATCCCTCGCCGGAACGCACGAGGACTTCGAGAAGAAGATGACGCAGTATTCCGCCAACGTGAAAGACGCCATCGCCCGGTTGGCGAACGTCGCTGGGGCACACGACGAAACGCTCGAAGATCACGAGATCCGTCTCAAGGATTTAGGCGGTTAACGGCCTCTACGGTGCGTACTCCACGTGCGTGGAGCGTTGGGGTGATGCCCTCGGGGACGCTTACGTCAAGAGCGCCCCACCTGCTTCAGTCCGCTTTCTTTTTGCCCAGCGATCCAGCCGGCCTTCCGCGTCTCCGCGCAGGCGCAGCGCCGGATTGCTCCGGATTGCCCTCGGATTGCTCGTCACTGCCCTCCGGTTGCTCTTCTTCGCCCTGGTCTTCCGTTTCGAGCGCCCGTTTCAGCACTTCGAGTTCCAGCGCCAGCGCATCGCGTTCGGCCAGCAGCTTGTCGAAGGCGCTGTCGAACTGAGCCTTCAGTCTCTGGCAGCACTCCTGCAGGACAGGCTGCACCACCACGGGCGGCCACGGCCTGTCGCGCCACTCCGGCCCCTCCGGCTCCTGGTCGGGATTGTGGATGAGGCGGGTTGCGCCGCTCTGGTGATAACGATGCGAAGGGTAAAAAGACATGCGAATTTCCTTTATCTGCGGCCTGTGGACCAGCTATTGGAGTAAATGTTGTAGCTTCCGCGATCGCGGAGCCCCAGGGCTCCCGATTCGCACTGCGCCAGCAACACCGGGGCGTTGGCGCGCTTAATCATGGCGTAAGACGAGATGGCGCGCTCGACGGAACTTTGCGCGATCCGCTGCCGTTCGGGATACCGCTCGGCCAGTTGCACCGCCAGGTTGTACTCCATCGCCAGGGTGTAGCCGGGCACCACCACCAGGGGATCGTTTACGGTGAGGAACTGATTGACGGACTGCCAGAGATACAACGCCATCTGGTAAGCCACGTTCGGAACGGCCCAGAGATTGACGATCCCGTTAGGGAAGGACGACTCGTAGTACAACTTAGTGGGCGTGGCGGAAGTCAGCGACTTGGGCGATAGCGCCTGCCACTCCTGTTCGTTCAAGACTTCCAACGGGACTTCGATATTCGGCGTCACGTTGGTAAAGACGAAGCTCGCGCGGTCGATCCGCACCGGCCGCTCGGCGGCGATGTCGGCCCCGGCCCCGAATCCGATGGCGTAGGCGCCCTGGTTGGGCACCAGGGTAAAGAGCGTGCGTTCGATGGCGTACACCGCCAGCCGGTCGATCTTGAGCCAGTCCAGCCAGTCGTTGAGGACTTGCAGGCCTTCGGCAGCTTCCGCCGGGGCCAATGTCTGTCCCGGCGCCTGCATTAAGCCGGCGATGCGGAAGGCCACCGCGATGAGATCGCCTACGGTAGTCAACCCGCTGCCGGGAGCAATGCTGTTATAGCGGTAGGAGGCAAGCTGGGCGTCGGTAACGAGCGGAGCCGGGTGTCCCGCCGTGTAGGTGACCGTCGAACCCGCCAGGGTGTAGTCGGCTCCCTGGTCCTGCAGCATCCCGTTCAGGAACAATTGCAGGCTGGTTGTGGGATTCGGCGCGAAGGCCAAGGCGAATACCTTGTTGACGCCGTTCTGCGTGCCTGTAAGCGAAGAGGGATCGACAAAGACGATGGACATAGAAACGGTCTATTCTGAGGTTGAAATGAAGCAAAATATTATTGAAAACATGCCCTCGCCGTTCGGCGGAGGCCAAAGCGTCCTGACGTTGGCGTGCGGGCATCTCTGGAGTTGGAAGTCGCCTCCGGAACCGCCCCCGCAGATCGACTGCATCCACTGCGAGCGGCGTTGGGGAGATGGCCCCTTCGACACGCCGGAGTTGGCGCATTTGGACACTGCGGTGCGGAACCTGAGACGCAGCCGGCACGGTCTGGGACCTTTACCGTCTACGGATCAGTGATTGGTCCAGGTGCCGGAATTTGAGGGAGCGGGGAAGGTATCGGTCTGAGGGGGGGCCGTCTTGGTGCTGGAATCTCAGTTGACGACGACGATGCGGCGCTTCGACCCGCCTACGGCCTTCATGAAGGCAATGCCGCTTTGTAGCCCATAACCCCCGCTCGGCCCGCTGATGGTGACAGAGACGGATCCGGCGCTCACGGACATGTTGTCCACGACATTCACGACGTTGTTAGGGTCTGCTGCTCTCACCGTCCATCCGCTGGTGGAGGTGGCGGTTCCGCTACTGCCATTGCTTCCGACGATGGCGATGCCCAGGTTGCCGGACGTATTGTTCGTGCCGGAGATCGAGTAGGGAACCGTGGCTCCACTCACGGCGCTGGAGCTGCCGTCCTGGGCTATCGTACCCGTATTGGCATACTCGGCCACTACGACGGAATCATATCCGCTGCCCGAACAACTTGGCGTCAACGTGAGCGTTCCCGACGACCCATTGGCTAAAGCCCAAAACGCAGTGCCGCTGGTATTGCTGGCGCCGGACAGAGGAACCAGCACAGTCCATGTGCGGCTGCCGGTGTCGGAGATGGTGAAACTACAACCGCCGACATACTGCACCAGCGCGCCGGCGATCAGAAGGTGCCCGCTTGCTCCTGTGTAGCCGATGGTTACCCCGGAATTCCCCGAGTTGTTACCCGCGCTGGCCACATAAGACCAGCTCGCGAATGCAGGACATGCGAGGAGTCCCAATGCGAATAGTATCTTCATGCCTAATTCACCGTATAATCGATGCTGCAATTCAGCGCGGTGGGAGTGCCGCTCATCGACGTAATGGTCAGGACCACCGGGGCATGCGCCGCAATCGCGCAGCTCGACGTCCCGCCGCACTGGCCTGACCCATTCGCGAAGGTTGAAGTATTGGCGCCCCCTGTTATCGCCGTGAGATCCGAGCCGAGCAAATGCGCGCCACTGTCCGTCCCGATGGTGCCCTCCGCGCGCTTGTCTAGATTGATCACCACATTCGTCGATCCTTGGACCGCGCAAAACACGCGTGTCAAGACGATTGCCGTGGGCGGATTGATCACCAGGATCAACCCGGAATCCGATGTTGCCGGCGCCAGGTCCGTCATCGCCGCCGTCCGCGTCTGCAAGTGCGACAGGGTTGTCGCCTGCACCATCTGCCAGGAATTGCCGCTCGAATCCAAACATACCTGGGCACTCCCTCCCGATGTCGCGAAATAGCAGGACACAAAGCCGCTAGCCGGAGTACTGGGAGCGCTTCCCGTCGCCCCTGACACCAGCCACGGCCCACTAGCGGTAACGCTCAGCATCTTCTTCCAGCTATTGGTTGCATAGCACCACCATTCGTCGCCGTTGGTCGAATCAATGTAGGTGTGAATAGCACTCGTAGTGGGTGCCGTGCAATTGGCGCTTGGCGCGCCCGCCGCCACGGCGTCCACTTGATACGCGCCGCCGCCAGAATTGAGTTGCTGTGTCCATGTTCCTGAGTTGCACTCCCATATATTCTGGCCTGCGATTGATCCTGTTACGAAACCTAGTTCGCCAACGGTGCAACCGCTTGGCAGTGAGCCACTCGTTGAAGCTACGACCATGGGCTTGCTGTGCATGAGTCCGCTCATGTCTATCGTTCCAGGATAGGCTCCTGTAAATGCCGTTCCTCCGTTGTAGTAGAAGTACGGATTTACGGCTATCCCATTACTCCCCGACCCCTGGATGACGTAATCGGCCGTCAACCCAGAGCCGGTGACGTTCCCTCCGGCGATTAGTGCGCACCCCGTGGCGTTTCCACTTGCCAGAATGCCCGTGGGCGCGTAGCCCGTGGAGCAGAGGCTGGGAGCCGCTGCCAGTGCGGTGGCCGTGCCCGCGTTGCCGGTGGTCGATTGGTTCAGCGTGGGAATATCGGCTGGGACGATGGCGCGAAACGCCGGGCTTCCGCTCGATCCATTGGGAGCCGCCAGGAAGAAGTTGGCGGTCTGGGAGCCGAACGGCACCTGGATCTGGGCACAGCCAACTGCGTTTCCACTTGCCAGAATGCCCGTGGGCGCGTAGCCCGTGGAGCAGAGGCTGGGAGCCGCTGCCAGTGCGGTGGCCGTGCCCGCGTTGCCGGTGGTCGATTGATTGAGTGTGGGAAAGTTGCCGGCAACCGCTGGGACGGTGCTTCCCGGGGAATTGCGGTACGGAATGCTGTTCGATCCGGGATCGCCCAGTCCAGTGGAGGCCGCTACCGCCGCGTAGCTGTAGCCGTTCCACATGCACCAGGCGAGCGCGGTGCCGATCCCGGAGCAGACGCCCGAGGCGGAAGCATCCACGAACAGGTAGGGGGTATTTACCTGGGGGCTTATCGGTGGACTCGCGAAATGGGCGACGAAGTTGATTTGCGTCGGATTGAACTGCGTCTGCGCCGGCAGACAAACCGACAGCGCAAGGCAGGCGAGTACCGTGAAGCAACGAGAGAAGGTCCGCATTCTTAGTGTCCGCTCCAATGGCCTGTTCCATCGCCGTGTTTCGACCGCGATTTCGCAGCGGGCTTCAGCACGTTCTCGTAATACCGTGCTTGTTCGCCGGGGAGTCCGGGCTTGTGGATGTCGGCCGCGGCTTCGGCCGAGACCGATTTTCCATGTCGTTGAGCGCGCGCGGTAAGGGCGCCTTTGCGCTTGACGTCGTGCTGGATGTCTGGCTGGTCGGGGCCGGGCTTATAAGACATGGGAGTTGTCCTTTGGCGATGCGGTTTCTACTTCAATGCCCCGACCAGTGCTTGGCCGGTGAATGCGGTTTCATCCCCACGCCGAGCGCCGATTTGCGGGCCGTGACGCTCGCTGCCGGCGGCGCGCTTTTGCTTCCCGAATTGTGGGCCGGCTCCTCTTTCATGCTGGGGTGGGCTTTCAGCACGCCGTTGGCGGTTTCGATGGCCTGGGCTTCGTCGCCCGTTTTGGCCAGCACGCCGTTGGCGACGTAGCTCCATTGCCGCTGGCGGGCGGGAGTGTCCGCAAGGTGGGTATGCTTCTGCGCGTCCGTGTGTTTCCAGGGCATTAGTTGACCACGTGGATTTCGTACATCAGGATGTCGCCGGCGTGCGTGCCCTGGAAGAAATACTGGTTCAGGGCAATGTCGTTGAAGTAGGAGTGCGACTCGACGGTCCACGTCCCGCCAGGCTGGCCGGCCGTCGCATTCGGAGTAACGAATATTCCCGGCGTGGCGTTGTCGGCGGTCAGGTTGACGTTGCCGCCCACCTTGAAGACGCCGGTGTTGTTCGGCGCCGACTGTACGACGATCTTATTAACCTTGGGCGATCCCGCGAAGGAACTCAGAGCGCCGGAAAATGCCGTCGCGGGAATCTGGACCGGCGCGGCGCCGATGGTGAGCGATCCGAAGTAAGTTTGCATCGAAGTCCTGGCGGAAAAAAACGGGGCCGCAAATGGCAACGGCCCCAGGTTGGAAGGAGACTGTTAATAGCCGACGCAACTGTATTTGAAGCCGTCGGTATTGGTATTCGGACCGGTGAAGGTCACCGCCGACCCGGAGACGTAGCCCGCCGCCAGCACGCCGATGTTATTGGCGATGGTGGTGGTGTCCTGCGCGGTGCAGGTGAACGTGCTCGCACTGGTAAATGCCGGGCTGATGCCCGTCACCGCAAAGGTGGACGGCGAGCCGCTGGCGAGAGTGCCAGAACCCTGGACTACTTTCAGGCCGACGATGGCCGCTTTACAGGCAGCGGTAGAGCTGCACGCCTGCGCGGACACCGGGAGCGAACTCCAGACGTTGCGCGCGGAGCAGTAATGGAAGGCCACCAGGTCGGTGCGATAGTTGAGCGGCGATCTGCCGGGGACGCATCGCACGGGGTCGGAGCTTCCGGTGGTGAAGCCGATGAAGGGGACCGGGATCGGACTGGGATAGTCGACGCCGGGAACGGGAGCGGACGCTTGCGCGAAAGCGCAGGCCGCGAAGATGGCGAAGGCGGAGAAGAGTTTCAGGAGGCGCGTCATGGTGAGGGTTCCTTTTCGGAAGAAGCGGGGCTGGCATTTCACCAGCCCCGGCGTTGAAAGCCTTAGTACGAAGGCACCCATTTGGAATTCACCGAGTCGTAACAGAAGGTCATGACCTTGTTGACGATGGCGGTGGAAGCCACGGCGATGTTGCCGCCCGAGGCAGTGCTCGTCCAGACGGCATCGGGGATCAGCGCGAGGCAGCCGTTCGGAGCGAGGGCCGCCGGCACCGTGATGGTGGCGAAGGCCGAGCTGGTGCCCGAAACGTGATGCAGCGGATTGGTGGGAGCGATGGTCGTTCCTGCGGTCGACAGGGCCAGTACGGCGCCTTCGACTACCGGCACGCCGGGATCGAACGCGCTCCAGAGTTGCACCGTGCTGGTGGTGCCGGTGGCGCAGTTCCAGGCGCGTCCGGTCGCCACGGAGAGCTTGGGGAGCACTCGTTGCGTGCTGGCGGTGCAGGGAGTGCCGGCAACGGGTTCGACGAGCCCCGCGCCAGCGTCCTGCGCATCGTAATAGTTGGCGGGGCCGGTCCAGACCTTGACGCCCGAGGCGTGGCCGGTCGTTTTGGTGCCGTAGAAGCCGCGCTCGACAGTAACCTGGCAGGGGCTGACCGCGCTATTCACGGCATTGACCCGGAACAGTTCCCGGTCGATGAACAGCAGGTAGTAGTTGTTGCCCGCGCCGTATCCGATGCCGCCCTGGGTAGCTTCCAGAGCCGGAGCCAGGATGTTGGTGCACGAGGCGACCGAGAGGACGTAGCGATTGGTGCCGGCGGCGGCCGTGGTGGCGTCCAGAACAGCCGCGGAAAGCGTGGTGCTCTGCATGGTCGCCTGGCCGAAGGCGAGGCTGGAGAGAGCGACGAGGGTAAACAGAAGGGCGAAAGCCCGCAGTTTGGTATTCATAGTTGGTTTCCTTGTTGGGAGAGTTTTCGTTTTACGGACCTGTGCGGATCCCGAAAGATCCGCATAGGCCGCCTGTTGGTTACGCCCCGCAGACGCGGACGCCCATGTCGTCGCGGACGCGCTTCACGCCGCCGAGGACGTCGAGACGAGTGATTTTCTCGTTGGTGCCGATCACGTAGCCGCGCAGCAGCCGGATGCCGATACCGGCCTTGGGGCTAGAGACCCATTCGGACCATTCCATGCCGCCGGGAAGTTCCTGCTTGACGATGGCCAGCGCGATGGCATCGCGGTGGAACGCCATCCCTTGAGCGCTGGTGACGTTGGCGATGGTCGAGAATGCGGTGTAGGGTAGGCCCCACACGAAGACTTGCGCGCCATCCGCGGGCAGCGCCGTCACGGTCTGGAACGGGCTGGTAGTGTCCGCGTTGATGGGCGGGGAGATATTGCACACCCCAACGCCCCCGGCAGTGGTGGTCATGGCCGAGGTCAGCACGAAGCTGCGCAAGGGTCCGACGTTGCGGTAGCTGATGGGGTTCACCGCGTAAGAGCCGGCGAACTGCACGATGTCGCCCAGGTTGAGGCAGTTGACGATGGAGTCGTCCCAGCTCCGGGTCTGGATGGTCGCTCCGTTGTTGGTGATGCCGCCGCCGGCGATGTCCACCAATGGATTCGAGGCGATGGCTCCCGCGGTACCGAGAGCGCCCACCTGGAAGCGGGCGATGTTCACGTCCTCGTTAAACCGGAAGTTCAACGCGGTGCCCATCTTGCCCGTCAGGTACTGCTGGCTGACTTCCTTCTGGGGATTCAGCAGGTTGGCGTTGAAGCCGAGCACCGCCGCGGTCATATCCGGGGAGATGACCATGGCATTGAGGCTGACAATGCGGGGCACGCCATTGTTGGTCATCTGTACGCCGGCCTGGGCGTAAGTGGCCACGGAATTCGGCAGGACGCCGGGGGTTCCCACAAACGTGAAGAAGCCCGAGAAGACGTCGCACAGATCGCCGTCGATCATGTTGGCGATGGTGGCCGAGGAGGGCTCGACGTACCGCTCGCCGAAGCGATCGATAGTCATCGTCAGGTCCTGGTCCGAGTTCTGCAGGTCCTGGCCCCACAACTCGTTGATGACGATGGGGACCATTTGCTCCTGGATGCCTTCGGGTTTGATGCCATCGCCACGCCGGCCGCGGGTACGGACGGGCAAGCGGGCATTGAAGGTGTCGCTATTGTTGCGAGCGCAATCGCGAATCGCGCCCTTCTGAATCTTTGGATTCAGGCCAGACTATTTCATCGCCCCAGTGGGGCGCTCCACGCTTCGGGCCGCTTGGCCCTACTCCCGATCAAGGGATAGTCGTTGAGCCTTCCTGTTTCCAGGCTTGGTTGCTGATTGCCGTGGCTTTCGCTTTAGGTGTCCCAGCAGTTCATGGAGTTCTTCGAGGCAGGTTGCCCTGCCAAGGGGCTAATTTACTAACCCGATCTTTTCGTTCTTTACTGCGAATTTCTCATCGACCTATGTGTTCAGGCCTGGATCGCTACTTCCAGGCCCCGCCCGAACTTCGCTGGGTTCAGGCTGCTGCAACTTTCATTGCAGAGCAGACTATTTCATCACCCCGGTGGGGTGTGCTGCGCTTCCGGCCGCTTGGCCGTACTCCCTTGCGGGATAGTCGTTACGCCTTTCCTGGTGTTGGCACGCCGCCCGCAACGCAGAGTGCTTCGCCAACGGCATCCATACCAGGACTTGGTTCGGCGTTTCCGTGGGCATCGCTGATAGTCGCTTACTTGGTTAATCGTGTCAACCAAAAAGATGAACCAGTTTCAGCCTTTAGGGTTTCGCCGAGTTCACAGCATTTGCAATGGCGATTACTCGCCAAGGGAGCTAGATGTTGGCTAACTCGCGAGAGACCATCTTCATCATGGTCAGGTCGTTTTCGAGCCGGATGAGCGAATCCTGTGCAATTACCACAGGGTTTAATAGTTCGTCCATTGATTTCCTCCGCTGTCATCGCGACAGGGGTGCTCTGCGAACAGAGCGGGTTAGTAAGTAGTAAAGTTGGCCGCCGCGTTATCGTCGCGACAGGCGGCGGCCGGAGGGGGCAAGAACTTGGTCAGGCGTTCTGCATATTACGCAGCCGGCGCACGTCTTCCATGGAAAGGGCGCGCAACTCCGGCTGTGTATAGTCCTCGGGATAGCGCTTGGTGACGGCGCCCCCACGATGACCCACGGGCTTCGGAGGTGCGGCTTTCGGCCGCGGAACTTGTGCTTGTGCGGGCGGTAATGGAGCCGCTGCTACGGGCGTCTCGCGACGGCCGTCGGTCCCCGGAGCGGGTGCGTCCGGGCCGGGAGCGGCTGGCAATGCCGAAAGAATCCGGTCGTACTCTTCCCTCGCCGCATCCTCGACCACGCGAATAGCGCGTTGCTGCGCCCGTGGGCCGAGTTGCGCGAAGTTGTCCGGTAACTGGGTTTTGGCCATGATGCGCGTTTCTTCCTCGGGGTGGGTTCCCAGCCAATAAAGCAGTTCCCCCACTTCCTCGTAATCGCGCACTACCAGGCCCATGGCGACGGTGCCGTGAGTTGTCTTGGGATCGAGAAGGCGAGTAAACACCTCCTCGGAATCGGGATGGACCGCTTTCAGGCGTTCCCGCGATTGGGTCCAGCGCTCTTCCGCGGCTGTCCGTTCCGCTTCGGTGGCCAACCGTGCGGTTTCTTCAGCCGTTGATTTGCGCGCAGATACCTCGTTCGCTTCCCGTTCCTGCTGGGCTCTGCCCACTTGCCGCCGCTCGTCGCGGACCAGCCAGCGGGTATGCCTTGCGTTGAACGGCTCCCATTCTTCGTCGGCGTCCATCACCGGCTCGGGATCGTCGTCAACCGGAATGACCGTTGAGGCCTCCTCCGCGGGTTTCACCGGCAGCGCAGCGGGTTTTTCCGCCAGCTTCCGGTTCATCTCCGCGAGGGTGGCCTTGAGGCTATCCAGTTCGACGGCCTGCCGCTCCAGTTTGCGGGCGAAGCCGCCTTTGGCCTTCTTCGGCTCGTGCGGCGCCGGGTCCCCGCCGGCGGCGGGCGTATGCCCGGTTTCGTCCGTTCCGTCTCCAGCGGTGTCGCCAAGATCGGGATCGGAC